GATAACATGTGTAATTTGGCATGTGATGGGTGTGGACCAGAATTTAGTTCAACTTGGGCTTTGTTGATCGAACCACATCATCCAAGCAAAATTGCAGTGGTGTCTACTAGGGAAATTAATTGTGTGCCTAATAGTATTGAAAAAATATTGTTCCTAGGCGGAGAGCCATTGATGAACAATCGTCATCGTCGATTCCTATCTGGATTGAATGATCTATCCAAAGTTGAGGTGGTTTACAATACCAATGGTTCATTTTTGCTAGATAATGAAACAGTTTCACTGTTAAAAAAATGCAAACGAGTTGAATTTATCGTTAGTGTGGATGGATACAAAGATCTCAATGCAAAGGTTAGGAAAAACAGCCAGTGGTCAGATGTTTTGAAATTTATCGATCAAATAAAAACTCATGAGTTCGATTTGCTGATACACACCACTTTACATCTAAACAATTGGTTTGGACTACAAGATTTACAGGCATTTATCAAAAGCATTGATGCAGGTTGGCGTATCAATGTATTGACACATCCTACTAGATTGGACATTGTAAATCTGCCAGAACATGATAAAGAAACTTTATTAAATGATCTTGGGACGTTAGACATATCTACAGATTTTATAAAGCGACATTTGTACACAAACTAATTACTTTTTTGATGGCATATTGCCAAAACAAAGATTTTGACTTTTAACAAACTATTTTCCCAGGTAAAAATAGTGGATCATAATAATTACCGATAATTCGTGTCACTTGGGCCCAGCGGTTGACTTTTGTTAACAGTATTGTTATAATTTAATCAGGAGGCAATTATGGATAATCGTAACTTTTCAGCAGAACAAAAACTTAAACTCACCCAGATCATCAACGAAGGCATGCAGGTCATGCACGAAATCGAAACGCTTAACGGTGGACTATCAGATACCATAAAGGCTGTGGCTGAGGAACTTGAGATCAAACCCAACATCCTAAAAAAGGCCATCCGTATAGCACACAAGGCAGAATTTGGCAAAGAGCAACAGGACCACGAATTGCTGGAAACAATTTTGACCACGGTGGGCAAGACTCTATAATTACTGTCATCCACAGCGAATCGCCTACGTCACAGGCATGTATCACGGCTAGTGGGCCATAAGCCACAGGAGAAGAAATTTGTCATACATTGACGCCTTGTTTGATCGCGATCACGATCGCATACACATCGTGGGTCGCCGCGATGGTGCTCGCTACTACGAGGAACACCCTGCCAACTATGTTTTCTACTACGATGATGCTCGTGGCAAATTTAGGTCGATCTATGGTACACCTGTAGCACGTTTCTCCACACGCAACTCCAAAGAATTCCGCAGAGAGATGGCCATCAACAAAGGCAAGAATCTCTACGAGGCAGACATCAATCCCATATTCCGTTGTCTTGAAGAAAACTACAAAGGTCAAGATGCACCAAGACTGAACACAGCATTCTTTGACATCGAAGTGGATTTTGATCCCGAGCGTGGATTCAGCCGCCCTGAAGATCCATTCAATGCTGTCACTGCGATTTCTGTGTACATGGATTGGTTGGATCAACTGGTCACATTGGTTAAACCACCCCGGCACATGAGCATGGCCACAGCAGAAGAGATCGCTGCGGAATTCCCCAACACCTTTGTATTTGAACAAGAAGCAGAACTCTTAAGCACGTTCCTCAACATCATCCAAGATGCTGACGTGCTCAGTGGTTGGAACTCCGAGGGCTATGACATACCCTACACTGTGATGCGTGTCACACGCATACTCAGTAAAGATGATACACGCAAGTTCTGCCTGTGGGAGCAGTTGCCCAAGCAAAGAACCTTTGAAAGATTTGGTGCAGAGAATCTCACGTTCGACCTTGTAGGTCGTGTGCATTTAGACTACATGCAACTCTACAGGAAATACACCTATGAAGAGCGGCACAGTTACAGCTTAGATGCCATACTTGAGTACGAGGAACTGGGATCTAAGACCAAGTTCGAAGGTACCTTGGATCAGTTATACAACCAAAACTTCAAGACATTCATTGAATACAATCGCCAGGACGTGAACGGTCTGGCACAGATCGATCGCAAACTGAGATTCCTGGATCTAGCCAATACCCTGGCACATGAAAACACTGTACTATTGCCTACTACCATGGGTGCTGTGGCAGTCACCGAGCAGGCCATCATCAACGAAGCACACGAGCGTGGCATGGTGGTACCTTGCCGCCGAGAACGGCTCACTGATGAAGAAACACAGGCTGCAGGGGCCTACGTGGCATATCCCAAGAAAGGCATGCATGATTGGGTAGGATCTATAGACATCAACAGTCTATATCCATCATGCATACGTGCTCTCAACATGGGGCAGGAGACCATCGTGGGGCAACTGCGATCCACCATGACTGATCGTTACATCTCTGACAAACAGCATGGAGGTGCCAGTTTCGCAGCGGCCTGGGAAGGCCTGTTTGGCACTCTGGAATACACCGCAGTGATGGAACAACAACGCGGCACAGAGATCACCATAGACTGGCAGGACGGTGCGGAAACTGTACATAGTGCCGCAGAAGTATGGAAGATGATCTTTGATTCAAATCAGCCTTGGATGCTTTCAGCCAACGGTACCATAATTACCTATGAAACAGAAGCAGTGATCCCAGGTTTGCTCAAACGCTGGTATGCCGAACGCAAAGAGATGCAGGCCAAGTTAAAGGAATGCAAAGCCAAGGAAGATGAAGAATACTGGGACAAACGCCAGTTGGTGAAAAAGATCAATCTAAACAGTCTGTATGGTGCCATCTTGAATCCCGGTTGCAGATTTTTTGACAAACGCATTGGTCAATCAACTACGCTCACGGGCCGGGCCATTGCACGGCACATGGATGCCTATGTAAACGAATGCATCACAGGCGAATACGATCACACCGGAGCAGCCATCATCTACGGTGACACAGACTCATGTTATTTTTCAGCCTGGACTGCGGTGCGTGATGATGCGGAAGCCGGCCGCATGACATGGTCAAAGGAAACTGCTGTGGCCTTGTATGACAGCATCGCAGATCAGGTCAACGAAAGTTTTCCAGCATTCATGGAGCAGGCGTTCCACTGTCCAAGAGACATGGGATCAGTGATACGTGGTGGCAGAGAACTGGTAGCCAGCCGCGGCTTGTTTATCACCAAGAAACGCTATGCCGTGATGTACTACGACAAAGAAGGCAAGCGATACGACATCAATGGCAAGCCCGGCAAGGTCAAAGCCATGGGGCTGGATCTCAAACGAAGTGACACTCCTCGGGTGATACAAGATTTCCTTAGCGAACTATTAAGCGACGTGTTGCAGGGTGGTGACCGCGACACAGTGATCGAAAAAATACGCGAGTTCAAATATGCGTTCTCTGAAAGACCAGGCTGGGAAAAAGGTAGTCCCAAGCGTGTTAACAATCTCACGCAGTATGCCAAGAAAGAAGAACGCGAAGGTCGGGCCAACATGCCCGGCCATGTGCGAGCTGCCATGAATTGGAACACCATGCGACGCATGAATGGCGACAACTACTCCATGCAGATCGTGGATGGTATGAAGACTATAGTATGCAAACTTAAATCCAATGCTCTGGGTTGGACAAGCATAGGATATCCCACTGACGAACTGCATCTACCGCAGTGGTTTCGAGAATTGCCATTTGACGATGCTGAGATGGAGTCCACCGTGGTGGATCAAAAAATAGACAATCTTCTGGCAGTGTTGTCATGGGACTTATCATCGGCCACAAACACCGAAAACACTTTCCAATCCTTGTTTGAGTTCTAATATGAAACTCAGTGAACTTGTTGACTATTGCACATTGTTGGATGATCTTACACCCACGGATACAGAGGAATTTGTCAAAACAAAATTAAGATCTGTAATTCATGTGGTAGAAAATCATGCATTGCAGTTTCCGGAGTTGTCGACAAATCTGCATCACGCACAGCAACAAGTCACAGAATCTTTTGACATATTCCAGCAAGGATTACAGCGGATCAAACAAGAGTTATCTCAATCTATCTCGTCTTTGCAACCACATTATCTTGCCGAAAGTTACAAACTGTACGGTGACATGAGTCGAGATTCCACCGAATACATATTAGGTCGTCGCATCACCATGAACACAGAAACGGAATCGTTCATACAAAGTCGTGTTCAGTATTACAGCAATTGGCATCATGCCGGCATGATCATACGCCCGGCCAATGAAATTTTTATGGAACACATGGTAGCATGTGATCCTTTGTATGTGATTGATCAATCGCATGATTTGTTGGCTCCAACACGTGGCAAATTTAACCCTGTGTATCAATCTCGGCTGAGGTTCTATGTGGTCAAGGAAACTGCTGAACAGCTCATGCTAGAGCAGATACCCAACGGCCAAATTGGATTTTGCATGGCATTTAATTTTTTCCATTTTAAACCGTTTGAAATCATGAAAGCCTACCTTACGGAAATATACCAAAAATTGCGGCCCGGAGGAGTCGTAGCTTTTACTTTTAATGATTGCGATCGTGCTGGGGCGGTGAAAAATGCCGAAAATTTCTTTATGTGTTATACGCCCGGATCCATGTTGCAATCTCTTTGTGAATCTCTAGGTTTTGTCATGCGGCATCGTTATGACGTAGATGCTGCCACTACCTGGATGGAACTTGAAAAACCCGGGATCAAAGTAAGCCTGCGAGGCGGGCAAGCCTTGGCCGAATTAAAACCAAAATAGTTGCATGATCTAAATAATCACTGTACAATATCAAACTTAGGAGAACACCATGAGAGACCATCTTTTAGACTTAGTAGAACACACCTTTGACCTTGGCTGCATAGATCTGGTCAAGATCACAGGCACCGCAAAAGAAACCCTGATCGCCGGCTTGGCCGAAGATCGATCAGTGGTGGTGGAAGGCCG